TCTTGGAACCCATAAACCTCAGAGAGCCAGGGTCAACAACGGGGTTTTCCATCCCGATGATGTCTTCGTCACCTGCTTGAGGTTTGATATCAAGTTGCATCGCCTGTGCAGGCGGTGTAGTGATTGGTGCTAGTGCTAGACGCTTCAGATAAAAATCTGTGGGCGCTGCAAGCTCAAAATCATCACATGCTGAAACTGAAACTAAAATCTCCACATCGTTGGGAATAGTAGAATCAGGTACAGTAAGTTCATTGACAACGTACACAGCCAGTGATCCGTTGCCAACGCCAATGATATTTGAGGAAACCAATCCAAGAGGGAATGCTGGCACAGCTCCATTTGCTCCATCAAAAGTGGACAGTGGAAGTTGTGGAAAGTTCAAATGTTGTCTCCAGGGGGTATTTTGGCCCCAGCCTACATCAATTGCAAAGTCGTTACACTCAGCAATATCAATAACTTCGGTATAAGCAACATTATATTCAGCAGTACCGCTTAGTGGTGTTCCATAAGGATCGTAAACAACTTTCAAACGACCTTTGTGAAACCCACTGGCGACAACTTGAAATCTGTATCGCAGTGTTCCTTTCCAATATTCAAATGGAAAGGTTGCAAATGCCACAGCAGGCATGTGCATCGGGGCATTAACTCCAGTTCCATCTTGTCTTATCACGCATGGATCTACGATGATATTGAACAATAAAGATTCTGGAGCAACACCAACCGCCCAATCAAATTTTGTCAGAAGAGACTCACGATTTGAAATAGAATTTATCGTAAGTTCGTCTGGCATTTCCAGTGAAGCGATTTTAGGGTCAATTGACAACTCTTGACACGGATCAACCGTGAGTTTAATCAAACTTTCCCTTCCATCACAATTCGCCATTGATTGACGCGAAATAGGTTGACGAGGAGGAATGTCCTCAGCAACAGGTTTAGAGTAACCAAAAAGTGCTGCCATCGATGAAATAGCACTGGCACCAATCTCTGTAGCCCTAGCGAAACCGCCAATATAAGGCACAGATTTGAATAAACCAGCAGTCTTAGCAACAACGCTTGCAGGTTTGGAAACAATTCCTGAATACTCGGACATAGCTTGTGGTACAATGTTAGTAGGGTTCTGCTGGGTCAAACCAGTAAACTCAACATTGTCAGCCCATGCAAAAACGGATATAGTAATTGGAGCAGTAGCCCCATTTGCATGTTCTAACACCACAGGTGTCGCAACTTCAATCAGTCCCATTGTCCTCCACTCTTGCGTGGGAATATCTAACATGTTCAAAGGTGTAAAGAACGGTAAAATCATTTCACCACCTTGAGACATAGTCGGATTCAACCATATGTGAGGACGCTGAGACGCCTCAACCAAATCACTGAAATTAGTAGGAATTAAAACGGTAGTATTGTCCAAATTATGCAGAGGTCGGTAACTCACCAGAACTCTACCATAATAAAAAGCATTTCCATTGATTAAAAACTTGACATGTAGATTTGCTTTCATTAATTTATAATTGGATATTCTGTTGATCACGCGAGGATCTTCAAAATATAATTGCCATGGATTAAAAACATATGCT